TACGTAAATGAACGTCTTGTTGTTTACCAAGCTCGTCCATCATTTTGTTAACATCACTCCACAATGCGCCTAGCTCTGGAGGACTTTGGTAAACCACTAGCTCACGTAGATCAACACTCATTTGTTCTAACTTTTTCTTCATTAGCACACGTTGTAGTGCACGTTTGCCTAGACTGGCATCACCAGTGTATAATTCATCCCTACTGTGTTTTTCTTCTTCTTGGAGAACTGTTATACATTTGTTGTATGCATCAAAGAAATCGCCCAACTTTTCACCAATCTCTGCGTATATATCGTCAGTCTCCCCACCCTTTTTGTTAAGCTCAACTACACGATTCTTTTCTTCTATGTATTGTTTACGTGCTTCTGGACTAGGGGGTTTGTCTTTGTGTGCTTTGTTGAATTGATCGTCAAGGTCCTTTAAGACGGCCTTAACGTCTCCAGCCGCACCTTTGATGTCTTTGTATAATTTACACCCTGCTTTAATTGCACTGACTGCACCATTAGCAAGGGCAAATAACGTAATTGGATCCATTTCCCAAAGCCCCTATTTATTATTTAAGAAATTTGGTAAAATAATTAAACGTTAATAAAACTTTGGAAGGTATTAATGCGATAAAGACTATTAACTATATAAATATATTATAAACCAATTATATCTAAAGGAAATACCATGAAACAACCAATTCGTTTACGCTGGGTTCTAGCCCATGTGCCATACGATTTATTTTTACGCTCTGCTAATATATTTGCAGAAAAAGTTAACGAAAAAAGTCAGGGACAAATTGAAATTGAAATTTTAGGTGCTGACGAATACGTTGAGAAATACATGAGCAAAGAGCAAGTTGATACAGTGGAAGGTGTACAATTTGCCAGCTTGGTAAACGACGGCGTCGTAGAAATGAGCCAAATGTATAACACAACATTAGGTCACTACAACGATCATTTGAATGTATTAGAACTCCCGTTCCTATTCCGTGACCATGATCATGCTACCAAAGTATTAGACAGTGAAATTGGTTTAGGTCTGTTGAGTGATCTAGCTAAGAAGTCAAACATTCGCGGTCTAGCATTTACGTATTCGGGTGGTTTCCGTATGATTGTCGGAAACGAGCCAGTTAGTGTAGACACCCTCAAAGGCCAAAATATTAGAACCAGCAATAGTCGTGCTGCCAAGCAGACGTTCACTGAACTAGGTGCTAACCCAGTTAACGTTCCAATTTACAAAACAACCCAAGCACTACGTGACGGTACAGTTGACATTGGCGAAAACACTTGGGCACGTTATTTCCGCACTGATGTAGATAAAGTTGCTCGTGTTGTTACGAATAGCAAACACAGTCTGTTCTTAACGGCTATTATCATTAACGAACAAGTTTGGCAATCACTGAGTGCAGAAATGCAAGGTTGGATGCAAGAAGCAGCTTTAGAGGCAGCTGAAAGCGAGCGTCAAGAAAGTTTAGATGATAGTGACCAAGTAATAGCACGTTGTGCTGAAGAAGGAATTCCGGTCATTGAGTGGGATGATGCAGAAGTTGCTCGTTACAAAGCTCTAACCAAGCCAGTGTATGACTACTTTGAAACACAGTTCCCAGCTGGGTTGATTGAGTCTATTAAGACTATTCAATAAAGTAAGGCGGGGTTAGACATCCTTTAACCCCTGCCATTAAATCGCTTTCGTTTTTCCAAAAACCGTTTTTGACTCGACTAAGTATCGAGTCAAATTCATTTATACCCGCCAAGAATCGTTGACTGCTACCTGTGGTCTTGTCCAAGTACCATGAATCACGTAGGCTTAGTATGGGGCTACGTTTTTTACCTACACTGAACGTTGTAATATCCCAATCAGGATAGATAACTTGATGCAGTCCGTGATTAGTTAGTTTCCAAGATTGCCCATTGCGTGTTACGGTACCAAATGGACTATAGTCTTGTGTAAAATTTACATCGTTTAAGGGTAAGGCGGTCAATGCACGTTTGACCGTGTGTGCTTGTTTGATCAAGCCTTGCACAAAATCTGGACTCCAATAGAACAGTTCGTCGTACCATCCAGGGAAATCGTTTTGTTGTAATAATGGGCTGACGCAATTGTCTACCATGTCCAAGAAGCGCACACAATAGCGTCCATCAACTACACTGACACGCGGCTTTTCTGCGCCCCATAAGAAGCATATGCGTTTACCGGTCGTAATCATGTCTGCATAGTCTTTGACAAACTTACGCAAGTAAACCCGACTAAAATTGTTAGGGCTTATACAGGTATTCTGTTGAAATATAAAGTCGTACTTGATCTCGGGCTCTTCGTATATGCGTTCAATTAATTGACTTTGATCAATTACACGATGCTGGATATAGGTATATTGTTCGGTTACCTTCAAACTCCATGGGATAGCGACTCGGATAACTTCACTGTTAAAGTTAGAATCCTTATCTCCTCCGTCGCCCTCGAGACTATAAAACTGTGCAATTTCGTCTAGTTTGATGTCGTTATTAATGAATGTTTGCAGTATATTTGTGCTGTCAGCACCACCGCTGTAAAACAGTACTATGTAGTCGTAGCGGTCACGTATTTGTTGTGCCCGCCGGCGATATAGTTCCTGTAGTGACTCTGTGGGTTCTACCCGCCAATTGGCTTGCGAGAACACATCGTCATTGAAATGCCATTGCGGGAAATCACCAGTAGCTTCATGTTTTAGAATAGCATCTAGCTTACTATAGGTCTTGTAGTTACCTACAGTATAGTAACCATAATGGTCTTTATTCTGCGGTAGGGGTAACGGCATCTTTGCCCCAACCTGCACGATTCCAGGCACGCTCGTGAAAGAAGTACAACGTACTATTGATGATAGTGGTTGCACCTGCAAGACCAGCACCAAATGCCACACTACCAGTGGTAAAGTAACCAATGGCAAAATATTGGCCAATAATCATAATGCGCCAGCTAAGTACTTTAGCAAAACTGCGTGGGATTTTTTCTATATATTTGTTCATTTTGATATCCTTAATGCTTTATAAATTTCCTGTACCGCCTGTGCTTGACTTACACAATCAGCTAGAGCATTATGTAAATCTTCTTTATTCTTTTCACGTGGATCACCATGTATGCCAAATAGTGTACGACTGTCTCGTATCTGCCAGTAGTACCATGGAGCAGGCCACCCATACTGCCTGTATAAGTTTTCTAAACAACCTATGTCAAACACTGAGCCTTGTGCCCAAATATTTTTAACACCCACACAAAATCTATTCAGTTGTCGGTGCATTTCATCTACTGAGACTCTACCTTCAGTACCCAATGCTTCTTCACGTACATCTGGATGTTGTTTACCCCACCATTCCACTGTGTCGTCCTCAACATACCGGCCCTGTGCTATTTGATCATCAACATCGGGACGTAGGTATAATGTATCACCAAAGCTATCCGGAGTATAGGGATCAAACTTAACTGCACCCAATGTAAGTATGACGGCATCAGGTCGTGTACTCAACGACTCAATGTCCAACATTATATCCATTTTATTTCTTGTCTGTTAAGAGTTTGTGACTTTCTGCAGCTACTACTCGTTTACGTAAACTACTACTGGAGAATGAATGATCTCGGGTATTAAACACATGCACAATACCTAGTCCATGGCCTTCATTACGACCAGTAAAGTTTGTGTCCTCATATTCTTTACCTAGTATACGTACATCAATTGGTAGTGTAAGTAATATGTCAATTAAGTCTGCTTCTGTAGTGTAGACAACAATTTCATCTACAAAACGACAAGCACTTAGTTGTATTTGGCGTTCAACAATACTTTGTACCGGAGGATTTTTACTATCCGGACGATCTATACTGGCATCTGTTTGTAACCCAGCAATCAAGTAATCGCAATGATTTTTTGCTTCGGCCAACATAGCAATATGTCCCGAATGTAAGAGGTCAAATTGCGAAAAGGTAATGCCAATACGTTTACCTTCGTTTTTAAGATCCTTAACTTTATTAAAAATCATTTGTAGTCTACCTTTATTTTTTGTTGTGATTTAAGTTTATAGAAGGTTGCTCGATGTTTTATACCTAACGCCGCCATTGCGTGTCCGATTGAGACATATTCTATATTATCTATTATAACAGATTTATATTTTGCAGTCAATGATGTACCTTTTCGTTTAGCCATAGCCGAATCATGGGCTAATTTCCATTCTATAGATTTTGTGTATCCTTTATCTACTTTGCTCATTTTAGTCTTGGTAGCATCAGAATGATGAAATCCATTGTGACCATTTGATTTGCCCTTTTTACTATTGCTTATTTTTCTCCCTCTTTCGAGTTTTTGTTCTTCGTTTAATGAATCATGCCAATTTTTAATACTGTTGGCTCGATTTTTAACAATATTTTCTTTATCGGGATGATTGGTAGTAGTATCTCCTCCATCTCCACCTTCGGCAATATTGTATAGATTATTTTGATTTTTATAAAAAGCTATATTGGATATTTCGAGATTGTTCAGTTCACTTATAGTTGTTGCCCAAGCAATAGCTTCTACGATAAAATTTTCTTTACCATATTTCTTAATAGCAGATTGTAATGCTACTCCAGATCCATAATAATTTTTATCAAATTTTGGTGTTTTCTTTTTACCAATATAACTTCGATTGTTGAGTAAATTAGTTGTTTTATAAATGTAACCGATAAACATAATATCTCCCTATATGCTTATTTATTACATTGAGCTAATTTAATCTATTAAGAATATCATATGTCTTGTTCGATTTTAACTTGTAGGGGGAATCCATGACTACGTGCCAGGACTGTTACTTCGATACCTTTTTGTTCGGCCATTTCATAAGATAATGTTGCTACTACTGCTTGATCTTCGTCATGCACTTTAATAGTCAATGCTTCAGCACCTTCACGAGCATATCCAAAAATACTTGTTAACGTTTCTACAACAAATTCAAATGTAGTTACATCGTCGTTGATATAAATGACATTATAATTCTTAGGTTCCTTATATTCAGGTTTAACTGCAATACGCGGTCTTACTTCTACTTCGGTTTTTGTATCTGCCATAATAAAATATTTAAAACACAAGGGCAGGGGATTCTGCCCTTGTACCAATTATACAACCTTAATCATTATTTTGCAAATGTTATGGGAATACGCTTGGGTTTATCCTCTTCGGGGATCACTTGTTCTAGGGCAATAGCAAGAATACCATTCTTAACTGTTGCTCCACGAACTTCAATGTGTTCGGCCAAAGGGAACGTGCGAACAAAGTTTCTTGCTGAAATACCTTTGTGTAAGTATTCAATTTCTTGTTCTTCTTTGATTTGTTCACCTTTTACAGTAAGAACATTGTCTTTGAGTTCAACATCGATTTCTTCCTCACTGAAGCCTGCAACCGCAAGTTCAATGGCATAATGTGTGTCGTCAATTTTGACCAGATTATGTGGAGGATAGTTACCATCTGACTTACTGTTGGCAAATGTGCGATTTAGTTGATCGAACATTTGATCAAAGCCAATACTGTGGCGATGCAACTGTGAAGCTAGGTTTGGTAAATCGAGAGTGTGAATTGAAAATTGTGTCATGTTTTTCTCCTATTAAGCAAGATGACATTTATAAATGTAGCCCCGGAATTGGGCACTACACAGTTATTTATTATACGCTGTTAGATATAATATACAACTATTTTGGTTAAATTAAAACATTTTCTTTGGAAGAGCTTGTGCTTCCAATTTCTTTTGCCAACGACGTTTCGCGGCATTCTTAGCCTGCTTGCGGGCAGTAGTGGGTTTGGTATAAAATTCACGTTCACGCAGTTCGTTGAGTAAGCCACTTTCCATGACTTTCTTTTTGAATTTACGTAGTGCTTTTTCTACATTATCGTGTTGCACAATTACTGTGTTGCCAGTGACTTTCTTGAAGGAGGGTTTATCGTAATAGCTCATTGTTTATTTATTAAAATAGTCTGCGGGTGCTTTTAAATCGCAATTGGGCCCGAATCCAATGGGTGTAGGAACTGTAAACTGTAGTTGATTTTCCTGTAGTAGGATAGTATCTACTTTAAACATAACTGTGTTTAACCACTCTTTGTCTTTCATGGACTCGTCGTAGACATAGACATTATATGCTCGTCCGGAAACTTGGCAAGCGTCTGCACAGGCTATAATTTCGTGATTCTCTGCTCCGATAATTAACACAGTTTCTATGTAATCCGGCGGAGTAATAAAGTTACTAATTGCCTGTGTGGCTGGTTTAAATTCACCCACGTCTGCCTCCTATTAATGTTTGTATTTGTGATAGTTCTATATCAGATACATCATCAAGCGAATATTCACCGCTGGATAGTTTTTCTGCTAGAAACTGTATATATGCATCGTTATAGACGTAAGCATCAGTTGCGGCCTTGTTGACTTCGATCCATTTAGTATCGTTCCATTTAAACAGTCTAGTGGGCTTGAAATCTGTACGTAGATATAAATCACCACGTACCGGATTGTTTGGAAAATCCGTACCAAATCCAGTATTGGGTTTACGTGTTAATATTGTTTCAATTGGCTTTGTAATAGCATCTGTGATATATTCTTCAACCTTGGGTTCTTCAACAGGTTGCGAGGTAATTACTGGAGGGGTTTCTGGCACCGCTACGTTAATTGCTTCTTGTATTTGAATTACTTGTGGTTCAGGTTCCGGTAGTGGTTCTTCTGCCAAGTCATTGCTGATCTCGGTTTGCGTATCTTTGGTCATCTCGCCAGATGTATGTTCCTCCACTACAGGTTCCGGAATATCTTCGTGTAACTCCTCTTCAAATTGGTATTCAATTTGTACCGGAGGAGCTTTGGCACGTAGTAGTTCTTCATTCAATTGATGAACTTCAAAAGCCAAGTTATCTATTTCTGTTTTTAACACAACTTCACGTTGCATACTGCGCTGGTGCAGATCTGTGATTTTATCATAGTCTTCTTGATTTTGTTTTACAAACTCAATTAGGTCATCACGATCCTGTTCCACTAGTATAATGCGTGACTGTAGTTCTACTAATCTAGGATCAGGTTCAGGTTCTGGTATAGGTTTGACTACATCAACAGGTGCATCTACTTCTGGATTTACTGTGAATTCTTTTTTGGCAAACTCCGGAACTTGTATAGGTTCAGGTTCTGGTACAACATTATCTTTTGCTTGATCAACTAAATCATCTACTGTAGGGAATGTGTCACTAGATTTAATTTGGTCAATTTGGTCAACTGTTAATGGACCTTCATCTTGTTCATACTTTGCTTGTTTTTCTTCTCGTACCCAGGCAAACGTCATTTGTGCCGCTAACAACATAACAACTGCCAAGGGATCAAATACAATAACGATTAAAATAATGACCCAAGTTACCGCTCGTTCAAGTATGTTGGCATCTGGATTAGCACCATATACAAAAGCAGCAATGTATTTGATTGGACCTACTTCAGCCTCTACCTTGCGATTCTCTGCAGCAAACGGCGCTCTTTCATCCTGGATAGTAGCAATTTTCTTTTGGCTTGCCAGGATTTCGTTTTGAAGCCTGGATCTATCTTTAAGTTGGCTACGGCGTATTTCATTCGCTTTCGTGGCACCTTTTTCATCGTCTGTTCTACTAAGAACTTGGTCAACTGCCGCATCCATCTGATTGAGTTGTTTGCGGTCAGCCTCGATATTATCTTTTTCGGTTTTAATTCGTTCGTCATATATTGCTACCTTTGCTTGTACATCACCGCTTACTAGAGTTTGATCACTGTGAGCCTTTGAAAGGAAGCCAAAGCAACCTAGTGTAGTTATCATCATAAGAATACAAACTGATACTACACCATAAGACCTCATTAGTAATGGTGCTTTTTCCCAATAGGCTTTGATCCAACTTGCTATAACCAATTTACCTACACCTAAACTAATTCCCATAATTGCTATAGGAATAGGTGCGGCTGAGAATATAGCCATCAAGCCCATTATAGAATAAAATTCTGCTACTCCGGATATTGCTAGTCCGGATAATAAAAGTAAGATTGATAATATCATTTTTTGTGTTTACAGTTGTTGAAGTGCCATCGATTCATTGCCCCAGAAGGCCCGCTTAAATTACAATGTGGGCAAATAACTATAGGATTGTTATTAGGTTTACCTTTTTGACTAATAGACATTTTTTGTCGAATTTCTCTAGACCTCTCATCTCCAAAAATCTCCGAATAAGATTTACCTGATCTTAGTTTATCTGCCGTTAACTTTTGTGCTTTAGAAAGTGCCTGCCTATGGGAATCTGATTTTAACTTCCCCTTTAATGCCTCTGATACTTTTCTACCGTGACCTTCTGGTTTTGGCTTCCTTAATTTTTCAAGGTAAACTGGATCCAATGCTTTTAATTGATTTGCTTTTTTATAATTTCCTTTTACTTTTTCTGATTTCGGCTTTCTCATTTTCTTTTTTGTTATTTCAGAATGAGCCCATAGGACAAAATTACCATCTCCATTGTCTTGATTATAACTTCTATCATCATTTTTTGCATCCAATAAGGATAAAATTTCTCCTTCAAGATTTCTTATCTCAATTGGATTTCCCGTGAATAAAATCTCTCGTTTCCATTCGATTGGAGATTCCTTTATTAAAGGTTTTACTAAATTACTAGAACAAATATACCCGTCATCGGGATGACAATTTTTACCGGTTCTAGATCCAATATACCATTTTAAAGTTGGAATGTGTGTCCATTTGTAAATATATGCGATTGTCATATACTTATTTATGGGGATTGCTTAAAAACCCAAATAAAAGATGTTTAGTCACTTATTCTACTATACTGCGAGGGTGAAGTCAATGACTTTTGGTTATGCTTCTTCAAGATAATAACCGCATTTTGGATAAATGCCGTATATCATTAATACACGACTATCGGGATAGTTTTTGCAACCTTCCCACCGATTCTCATAGTTCATACATTTATTAGTGACTGCGGGATCGGGATTGTAATATTTACACCATTCTAGGGTGTAATTTGTAGCATCTGTGAAAACTTTAGTTTTACAACAAATGCTACCGCACCCGCCATCTGGAGTGCAACTACCTCTAACTACTGGGTTGATCCAAATAACATCTGACACATTAGATCCATGCCATGTAAGTTAAGTTGAATGCTGATGTAGTAATGGGATTGCCACTAAAGTTTTGTAATTGAACTGTTAATGTGTTAGACCCTGATGGATACGCTGCAGTGACTGCAATGCCAGTATTTGTATCTGCTCCCGGTGTAACGATAACTTTATGGCTTGTAGTTAATCCGGTTATTGTACATGTCGTATCAGTCGTTCCCGTTTTTGCTACAGTTGTAATTGGAACTGACACCTGCCCTGTAAGGAATGTACCTGCAGCCGTCGTACCAGCAGTTGCCAATCCAGTTGCAGTTCCAATTATGTTACCGTGGAATAGTGTTGTGGCGGTTACATTACCAGCAGTAATGTTGCCAGTCACTGTGACATTACCACCAACTGATTCGTTATTGGTTACACTGATATTACCAGTAGAAACGTTTCCTGCGGTAACAAATCCTGTAGCAGTCACACCCAGTGCAGGATCAATTGTAGCAGTTCTAGAGATTGTGCTCCAGGCCGGTCCAGCAGTATTTGCATTAGTCCAAAATTCAATTCTGCCACCTTGGTTGGTACCAGTCTGTATCTCGTTTGTAGTAAAAGATATACGAGCCGGACCAATGTTGGCCCAACCTGCAGTGGTGTACATGCCTCCACCCACTCTAAACATGTCCACGTTACCTTGCACACCAGTAGGGCTGGCCATTGTACCTTCAAATCTTCTACCCACCAAGACCGAATAACTACCCAAACTGTCAAAGTAAACTCGGTCCGAATTATTTGCCTGTCCAGTGACATGCAACATAACTCCAGTGTTGACAGGAGTTTGCCATAGTGCATTAGCGTCACCAGTAATTTCCACTGCACCTTGCACACTATTTTGTTGCGTGATATTGAAAATACTTTCACCAGACTGCAGACTATTGCCAGTCACAGTGATGTTGCCAGTCACTGTGGTTGTACCAGTTACAAAACTGTTACCTTGTAGATATGTGTTACCTGTGATAGTCGTAACTTGACCGGTAACGTATGTGTTACCTGTAACTGTTGTTGTTCCAGTAACAAATGTGTTTCCAACTACATAGGTATTACCAGTAACTGTCGTAACACCAGTAACAAATGTGTTACCAGTTACATAACTGTTACCACTTAGATAAGTTATTCCAACTACTTGTGTATTACCAGTTACCAACGTATTGCCTGTAACTGTGGTATTGCCCGACACTGTAGTGTTACCAACAAGTGCCGCATTGCCCGCAATGGTTAGATTACCGTTGAACACGCTGAGTCCGTTGTTGGTTGTAGTTCCGGTGATAACAATGTTACCAATGTGGGCCACATCGCCGTTGAACTGTGTGTAGCCTTGGTGTATAACATTGCCAACGAATGCAGTATTACCTGCAATGTTTACGTTACCAATAAAATAACTTACACCATTGTTGTAGCTGGGTCCATTGATTATACTATTACCAGTTATTGTATTATTACCAACAGTGACTTTGGCACCGTTGAATGTAGTAGTGCCATTGAATGTTGTATTACCGTTAGTTAGTAAATTTCCGTTAATGCTGACATTACCAGTGTTGAGTTCAGAACCAATAAAGTAACTTCTACCATTGGTGATCAAGTTACCGTTAATCGTAAGATTACCCGAATTGTCTACAGAAAATACCGGTGTTGAATACAATCCAGCTGATGTAGTTTGCACACGCAAATTACCAATAAGGTTAATATTGCCTGTGTTGTTTGTTATTAAATTTAAATCTTGATTGGCATTAGTAGTACTGATGTTGGCATAACTAATGCTTAAATTACCAATGCTCAAAGGCAGGTTGGTGGTATCAATTGTAAGTGTACCGTCAATTGACACATTGGCCCCATCACCTGCTTTAATGCCACCAAGTTTAGTCGTAGTAGCAACACCAAATACCAATGATCCGCCTGCGGTCTGTCCGTCACTTATTCTTAACTGGCCTAGAGTCTCATCATAAAACATGTCGCCATGTTGTCCGACATAGATGTTGGCGTTTGTGGTTGTTACACGAGCAGCACGGAACTTTCTAATAGACATCGATTATCCCTCGATGTCGTTGTCTTCAGCGCTTACTTGAATTGCTACAGGGATACCAGCTAGGTGCTTCATTGAATCTAGTGGATCTTCTTCATGTTCGCACTCACATGACTCATGACCACATTCAGGACAAACGTCATCATACATGCTTTCTTCACCTGCGGCTTTTTTCAACAATTCTAATTTTTGTTGTAGGGGACTGACCATACTGTCTGTATTGACTTCTGGGTTTTCGTCATTGGGTGCATCAACTTGATGTAATTGTGCGCTTTGATCTTGATGCGGAACATCTTGTTCTACTGAACTAATTTTGTCTGCTAGGGCTCTTAATATTTCTGCTACGTTCATTTTGTGTTATCCTTATGCAGTTCTCATTACAACGTTGCCGTTGACTATCACGGGCAGTGTGCCAACACTTACGTTACCCACTTGGGTAATAGTGATAGCGGCTGCTGCTCCGCCCACTGGCAATAAACTTAGCGTATTGCCCAGGCCCTGCATATTGTAACTGTTTTTTGTATTGGGTTCGATGATGGGGAACTGGCTAGATGTAACTGCCGTTCCGTTGATATTGCTATAACAAGCAACATTGGCAAACACGATAACTTTGGTGCTGTTGATAACGCCCGTAGTTACTGCCGTTGTTGTATTATAGGTCCAGGTATAAGCCATAACTAAAATCCTCTTTTAGTTATTTATGCTAAACCCTTAGTGAACGCTTTGATCTATGTCCACGTTGTCCACGTCAGGAATGCCAAACATTTTTAATATTTTGCTGACATTCTTGGGTGCTTTGAAAGGAACATTCTCCGGCAAGAAAATGCTCTTTAGTTCGCCATTTGAGTCAAGTATAAATCCATAATCCTCATTACTGATATCCCCGGGATATTCAGCGTCTTCGAATTCGTCCACCAACATTATATGTTTGCCCATACCCGACTCCTTGTTGTTATTAGTATTTACTATTTTACAACTATTCAAGGGCGAATGTCAAGTCGGTCTTTTTGTCCGAATAAAAGATATGACCACCGACTCTATCGATTTTATGCTTTTGTCGAGCCCAAGATGGGTGAATATGCTTTTCGTGAAAATATTCAGCGTCTGCATATTTGTCACGGAGTTCGGTGTATCCTCCCTCAAGTAGTTCTTGAGCGACGGCAAGGCTACTTTCCCAACGGGAATCGTTATAGTTAATTTTACGTACATTTTCGCACCTCCATGAGAATTGGCATATGGTATGGCTAATCCACACCGTTTGCGTTTCTTTAACTTTCTTCACTGTTTTGAAAACTACTCCGCTAGTTACTTCGCGGATTTTAGTCACAGTTTTGGGTATGCTAAAAACTGTTTTTTGATTCACAACACCGCATATGGTGTGTGGGTATTTTTCATCGTTGCTTCTGTTAATTGTAACAAGGCCTACTGCAACTTTGCCTTCTTCACTCTCTAAGCCAGCTTCGTAATAAATGTTACGAGCCAGACAGTCCAAATCATGTTTGTCTATAGACTGTGCTTGACAGGGTGCCATTACTGTCAGGGCTATGATTGCTACAAAGATAGATACTATCTTGTTCATGTCATGTCCTCCTTTATCAGTCTTTTTTAAGGACTGTAAGTTTATATAACCCCGAGAAATAAGAGTTATAGCGTACTATAACTGGTTTTCTGCGTAGTTAATGGAGATTATATGCGTATATTATCAGCTAGAAGTTGCTGATCTGATACTATCTGACAGGTTTGCGATGCTGGGGAGTCGTTTGCCCAGCGCCTGCGACAGGCTAACATTTTGTCCTTCTGCCAACGAAACTTTGACTGCATCACCAGTAATATCATTGGAGGCCATGTTCTCCAAGACTGCTTCATGACCAAGATGTTGTCTGTCAACTCCATAGGACTGAAGTGAACTTGTGAATGACAAAATTGTTCGCATGTTGTTGCCGGTGTTTTGGATCACCGGATTGCCATTGGCATAAAATAAATTTATACCACCAAGACTTAGATTAGTGGTCTCCCGAGATACCTGTGCCTGGGATGCTCTAAGAGCAGAATTTGCAGTTGCCACCGATGATGTCAATGTTGATGTTGCAACAACCTGTGCGTTAAATGTTGCAACTCCTGTGGTCAGTGCTGATAAAGCACTGGCGGTACTGCCACTAGCATTATATATCGATACCAAGTTTGCCATCAGCGAATTCAAATATTGACCTGGCCCTGTGGATAATAAATTATTCAGGGTATTATTAATTGTGGTGAAAGAATTGACGTGTGTGTTTCCGGCAATGGTGCCTAATAAATCACTCATTGTGGGATTCCCAAAAAGTCCTGCGCCAGTTCCTATATTTGACAATAATGTAGAACTCACTGACTGCGGCAGTGGCTGGGTAATTGAGGTTATATTGTTCAATGGTGGAATTTGCAAATTCCCGATAAAATTACTCAATTGAAAATTTGTGGCGCTTACCCCTATGTTGTTGATGGCATTAGCAAAAACTGATATATTTCCGGTAGTAACTCCTAATGCTTGACAAGCCAATGGAGGTAGGATATATGATACATTCAACAAATCCGCGACTGATTTAACTTGATTAGACACAGTTGATTGTGTTTGTGCAATAATCTTTTGCAGATCGTTGCCCTGTACTGTACCTAATACATATAGTAAAACACTTTCAGGAATGACTGAAAGATTGTTGGGATTATATCCGTAGGTTACAATAAGATTGTTGATTCCCGTACTTTCAGCCAGTCCCTGTTCCTGCAGACTAGTGATCAAATTAACAGGCCCAAATGATTTGGGTTTTGTAAAATCATATAAAGTACCAAAATTTAATAGACCCTGACTGATGCTGGCCAATACTGCCGCATATCCATTTATTTTGGCAACAGGAGTGAACTGCGGAGAGATCCCAGAAATTCCTTGAAGCAACATGTCATTAAAATTGTTTACACCGATACCTAAATTGTTAAAAGTTTTTGTGGAAAATTGAGTTATAGCCGCGGCATATTCTGCACTTGTGGTGGCTAAACTAACAGCATTTAAATATAGTGTTACAAAAGATTGCACTGACGTAACACTACTGATACCTGTGGGCAAGATACCGTTGGCTTGAGCATTTACATTGGCAATCACCGAACTTAGATTAGACAAAAATATCGGCAGTGCGTTCATTGTGGTATTGAGCCCTGATACCGAGTTCTGTACATTTGCTAGACTCAAAAATATCACATTAGATGCTAGAGTATTTGTCTGTATAGTATTGATCATGGTAGTCATACTGGTATTGGCAACAAATCCTTGACCGGCAAGCAGGCCCTGGGCAGCAATAAGTGATGTTGGGGAAATAGTCAATTTAATATGCCTTTACTATATTTACCCTATAGTCACGGTGCCACTTCCTGAATTTATAGTCCCCGGACCTACCAATGGGTGCGGGGTAGTGACACTACCCTTGACTGCCGCAGGGGTTCCGTTAATTTTAACTGTTGAACTAATGCCCGAAACAATGGATTGCCCATCATCCATAGTACTGCCTTGGACCGCGGCTTCGGCTCCATTTATCTTGACCCCTGCGATTGTGCCACCCGTGATGGTATGGCCTTTGTCATCAGTATCACCTTTGCGGGCAGCCGGACTAGACAACTATCTTGCTCCTTGGAGCTACTTCTATTCCTGTGGTTACTTTGGTATAGTGTGATACAATTTGTTCCACTGTGGGTGCACACATCATAATGTGTTGTGATCTTAGTTCGATGTTTTCATTTTCTTCTGCAGTGAACAATCCTGGAAGTAACCCTACGCCTTGTTGACTTGCAGCCACCATAAGTGGACGATTGACTACATAATCACCCTCTAGACTTTTGCTAACAACCTTGGCCACCATTTCGTCACCGTTGATTAATTTGAATGTAGCAATGTCTCCCACTGCTATTTTTGATTTTGATATTAACATATTATCCTTTTAGTACTTGAAAAAACTCGTCTGATTGTTTGGCTAGCCCGTTGTATCCACCTTCTACTAGTAGTTTACCATCTTGGTAAATTTGCGGAACTGTACGATGTCCTTCGCTCATGATAAACTCACGTGCTTCTGGCTTTTCATCAATCTTGACTTCTTCGAATGCCACACCTTTTTGTTCTAATAGATATTTTGCTTTTACACAAAAGGGGCAATTTGACTTTGAGTATACTGTTATCATTATAAACTAAATCCTTTGAAAGTATTTGAGTCGACGTCTTGTTTAGTACCGCCGATCACATAACTACTTATCTCCGTCTCCTGGGGTGCTACTTGAACTTCCGAACCAGCGATCCATTTTTGTGTCCAGGGTAGTGGATTACTTCCGGGCTTGATACCACAGTCCAGATGCACAGCAGTCATACGCTTACACATTAACCAATCCACATATTGACTTAGTAATTGTTCATTAAGACCAATCATCGATCCATCTTTAAACAAATACTTGGCCCAGTCTTTTTCCTGTTGACCAGCACTTAAAAACATTTGCGTACATTCTGCCAATGTCTCCTCACGGATCTCTGCATATATAGGATCATCTTGTGGCAATAATTTTAATGCAGTTTGTGTAAAGCCCAAATGGATGTTTTCATCACGACAAATTAATTTAATAATTTTTGCATTGCCTTCCATTTTCTTGAGTTCTGCAAACGCCCAGGAACAAGCAAATGACACATAAAATCTTATTCCCTCTAGTGCGTTAACAGAATTCAATGCTAACCATAATTTCTTTTTTAAATCACGTTCAGTAATGTTAACAGTTTTACCGTTTACTGTATGCTTACCGTATCCCAATAACTGATAGTAATGACTGGCTTCAATTAAGTCATCATAATATTTGCTGATATCTTTGGCACAATTGACAATAGGTTCAATGTCAAGGATACTGTCAAATACTGCCCCAGGATCACTATAAACATTACGAATGATGTGTGTATAACTACGACTGTGAATAGTTTCGTTAAATGCCCAAGTTGAGATCCAAGTTTCTAATTCGGGTATCGTTGCTAGAGGCAAGAACGCTAGATTGGGGCTACGTCCTTGCACACTATCTAATACAATTTGTCTTTTTAAATTACTTGTGAATATATGTTGTTCAAATGGTGTTAGGTCTTTGAAGTCTTTGGCATCTCGTAGTGTATCTACTTCTTCAGGACGCCAAAAGAATCCCAACTGTTTGTCTGTAAGTTTATCAAACTGTCTATATTTTAATGTTTCGTAGCGTTGGATACTGGTTGTGCCACTGGTATCCAGGAACGCCAATGCTTCTGTGTGTTTTGTTTTGTTATTAATATTAAATACTGTCATAGTTTTCTCTTGTTATAGTTGTTCTAGTACAGATTTTAATGACGCTACAGTTCCGTCAACATCGTTTAACTTATCTAAACCAAACAAGCCAATTCTAAATGTTTTAAAATCAGCACGTTCGTTTACTTGTAATGGCACTCCGGCAGCAGTCTGATAGCCTAACTCTCTAAACTTTGTGGCATTTTGTAAGCCATCATCTTCGGTATAACATACCACAACACCAGGAGCATGATATCCAAATGCAGCAACACTGGGATAGCCATGTGCACTCAACATGGTTCTGATGCTGGTACCCAATTCGTATTGGGCCTTTTTCAGAGTGTCAAATCCTACGGCTTCGGTTTC